AATAGTTTTTACATACCAATATGACAACCAAATCCATTCAGCAATTACATCATCAATGAAATATTCCTTTCTCGGTTTTGAGATACCAATAAACTGCTTATGACATTCCCATAAATCCATAAGGTAACCAATAGGCATCAGCCACACCTCATCTTCTTTTCTGTTAAGGTGGGCTGTGCCATAATAAATCAGTCGGGTAAAAAGTTCTTCATCACTTACCCGACCACCTCGTTTTTTGATGATTCACTCTCCACATTTCTTTTGGTTCCCTTCATCATGCTGGCCATAATGGCATTTTTATACTCAGCCAAATCAAAAGGCGTAGTAAGAAGCTCCACTTCTTCTGCTGTTAGAAGGTCCTTTTGATCCTTTTTGTTTCTAATGTTATGAATCAGTATGGATTGATTGGCTAAAAGTGTAATCAGCCACACAATTTCATCTAGAGCCATTTCAAAGTTCTCGGTTTTCATAAGCTTGGTTCCGAGATTCTCAAGGCCGCCATAACGCCCAGCAATTTCCTTCGTTGCTTTGGTGGTAAGAATAAGCTTAAAGTCACTTCCCCCAATATTAATGATCGTACTTCTTTCTTCTGATACTTCATCTACTTTTATTTTTTCATCTGCCATCACTTTCTACCTCCCATTAAGATACAGTCACAGTAGCTACATCTGTTGTTACATCACTAGCACCTGATAAACTAAGAACGCAGTAGTAGTAATAGCTATCCGCTGTAAGATCCGTCGGAATATCAAAACTAGCTGAGGTTTCTCCATTAATAATTGTTCCACCAACCGAGCTATCAATAGTGTTTTCATACCACTGATATGTTACAGGATCACTGGTATTGGACGCTGCTACTACAGACAGACTTTCGGTAATACTTCCAGCCGTCACTTCAGTTAAGGCATCAGGCTGGGTCGTAATAGTTATCGACGGTGTTACCGCTGTAAAATCCGGTTCATAAACAGTTGTAAACCAACCTGTAATAGTTTCAGCTGCTACGCCATTATCACCTTCAGTGACTTCTGCCTTCCAAGGATGCTTGCTTTCTGCATCTAGTTTATTTCTTCTAAATACTGTTCCTTCTATGGTGGGGCTGCTAAATGTAATGGAATCCCCCTTGGTAGCAAGACTTGTCGCGGGGACACTGAAAATAGTTCTGTAAAGCCAAAAATATCTGTACTTTCCATTGGCCTTCTTAGCACGAAACCCTATAGCTACAGGGCTTCCTCCATCTTCACTTCTTGAAATAACAACATTATTACTATCGATCTTGCATCCGGTTAAATCCTGAGCAACTAATGATCCGATATCATCAATACCAAGAGTCAAAGATCCACTCTTAAATTCCTTCACAACTTCACTGGCCCCATCATCTGCATATAAAATCGCTTCAATAAGCTCCACACTAAGCTCTGCTGTCATAGCTTTTGCCAGCACTTTGGGTGTCCCATAAGTTTCACTTCCACTTTCATCTTCCGTTATTTCCGAATAATATAGACTGTCCAGTCCGATTGTTGCCATAATCTATTCCTCCTTCAAAATAGCTGAATATTTACCAGCTAAAATTTAACTTCATATTCTTTCGCCACGTCAATGGCAAAGTGGTGAAAACCAGTATCTTCTTCATAGCCAAGATACCTTCTATCTGTAATAATGAAATCTACACCAAGTAAACTCGATACAATTCCATTTTTTCTGGCCAGATAATTGCCTTTTGAAAATAAAGAAAGGCGGGCTTCTTGCATTTCACTTCTTGGCAGATCATCTGCATAATAATCAAAGATATCGCTCATGGGTGTTATCACAAGATATTCATCCGGCGCTTCGTCTGAAAATATTCCAGTTTCAATCTGAAGCCCTAAAGGCTCTAAAGTTTCACTTATATCCTTTAAAATACTGCCTTGCATCACTCCCGCCTCCTTTCTTTTAGAGTTTCTCTATTTCTTCATCCAGCTTTCGCTTCATCGCTTCGATACAGCTCTTCCTGCTTGATGATCTAGCAGGTTTTAAAAAAGGTTTTGCCATTTGATTTGACTTACCATACTCTAAAATATTGGCAAGTTTCGCATTAGACTCGCCATCACTTCTTGGTTCATCAAAACCAACCTTTACATTGTAATCACCTTTCCTATCAATGCCTGCCGGTGTGATACCAAGAGAATCAAGCAGTTGTCCTGTTGATTGGGAAGGCAATTTAGTATCCTTGCCGATCACTTCCTGCAGGTTTGACTTTACCTTGGCTTTCACCACCTCGCCACCTTCTTTTAATACTTTAGGAATGATCTCATCTGTTTTATCCTTAAGCTTTGATACCTTAATCAGAAAATCTTCTGGCATCTTATAACTTGCTCTTGCCATAAAACTCCTCCTAAGCTTTTGCTTTTTCAATTTTTTCAGCTGCCAGTTCAAGATAAAGATTACCAATTGCTTCAACGCTTAATATTTTATAGGAGCCATCATCACAATAGATCATCATCCCAGGTGTCAGAGTAATATTTGGAACCTTCCTTATCTGAAAGGTAGCATTTGCTTTTGTGTAAGCTGCCATGTTGGCCCATTTCCTTGAACCATGTCTTTCCTCTTTATAAGCTCTGCTTCTTAAAATTAAGCTTTCTTCTTTATTTGAAAAGCCTTCACTATCCTTAACCAAAACACTGTCTTTTATCTCAATGATTGTATTCATCTTTCCAAAGCTCATCTTCTCACCCCTAAACTTAAACCTGCCACTCTTTTCCCATTCTTAGGAGAAGATGCACTACATTCCAAACCTGTTCAGACGCCTTTACATTGTCATTGAAAAAGCCACCAGTGGAACCATCTCTGCTTTCATAAAAATAAGATGTAAGCATGATGATCCCTTGTTCGGTGGCTGGTGACATGGCATTTAATTCATAATAACCTTCTTCAAGATGCTGATAACTCTCACTGTAACTGATAGCAGCTGCGATGAGCCCTTCAATTAAAGCATCATCTTCTGAGTGGCTAAGGATTAGATTTAATTTTACCTTATCAATCAATGCCACTTATTATCACTCACTTTCCATAAGACCAGCTGCTTTTAGTTTTGCAAGGAGCCCATTAAAATCAACTAGTAAAGTCGCCACATCCTCAGCAACGGAATCTACTTGAACAGCTGCAGGTTTTAGCTCGGCTCCATCAAAGGTCACTTTTCCGTCTGCCGCTATAGCAAGTTCGCCACCAATCACTGTTGTTTCGCCGCCCTGCTCTGTATAATTCTTTGTGTTATATCCCATGAGTTTTCCTCCTTAAAATTGTAAGAGGCAGCCCTTAGACCGCCTCCCACTTAAAATTCATTAAGCCTTCTGTTGAAGCACTTTGATTGCTTCAGGAAGAATTAGCTTTGCATCAAGTCTTTGTGATGCCAAGAAACCAACCTGACCATTTGCTGCATAAAGCTCATTCAGACGCTTAAAGGTTCTGCCTTGACGATCAGCAATCCAGTAATAGTTGAAATCTCCAAAGAGAATGGTCTTAGCTCCTGCTTCTGCTGTTGGCATATACTGAGACGTAATCACTGGACGATTCAAAATCGTATCCGGTGTTCCAGCCTTAAGGGAAGGCTGCCACAAGTATTGTCCCTGTCCATCTTTTAACTTTCTAATTTTCTTAACTGTTGCATCGTTAACAAGGAAGCTGGCGTTCTTTCTATATGCCGTCTTCAAGCTATGATATAGATCTAGCACCTCATCAAGGGTAATAGCTGTAGTACTTGCTGCAGTAACGCCAAGGCTAGCACCACCTGTCGCATGAAGAAGTCCAGTCGGTTTGCTGCTTGCATCTCCTGTAAGAAATGCTTCTTCTTCCGCTGCACCGATTCTTCTTGCAAACTCAGCTGCAATGTAGGCTTCAAGATCAAAATAACTGTCATTAAGAAGTTCCTCAGACACTTTTAGCATGGTCCCAAGTTTATATGCAGACAAGGTTACTTGAGTGAAAGCTTCATCACTTTCTGTAAAGGCGCTTTCTTCATCCATCCATGCAGCGGAACCGTGACTTGCTACTACAGGAATCTTTCTATCTCCATAGCTGGTCGTAATCACATTACAAAGGTTCCTAAGCACATTTGCTTCTTCAAGAGCCTGAATCAGTTGGTTTTCATACTCATCTGGTACAAGATAACCACCTTCAGAATCAGTTCCCACTTCAAGGGCGTTTTGTACAGAAGGGTTCATCTTATTTCTCATGGCGCCCCAAAAGGCTGTGTGATAAGCATCCGATGCCCTACCCACTTTTTCTTTTTTCATTGTTTCCGGTCTACCAGAAAGAGGATTCGTGACAGCTGCAGAAAGTTCTCTGTCCATCATCTCTTGACGTTCAAGACGCTCAATTTCTTTTCCAAGACTGACAACCTCATCTTCCATCTTTTCATAAACTGCATTGTCTTCCGGTTTGATCAGGCCATTTTCCTGACGATGCTCATCAAGGAATGTCTTCGCCTGCTCCCAAACCTTGGCTCTTTGTTCTCTAAGTTCTTGAATTTTACTCATACTTATTACCTCCAATTTTTTATCAGCCCTAATCGCTTTTCTAGCTGAGCAATAGGGATTTGATTTTCCAAAATATCTAAGTCCTTTACATCTTCTGAAGCCTCTGCTTTAGAATCCACATTCTTTTCTGGCTCTAGTGGTTTACCGTCATCTTCATCTGCATTTGCCTTAAGGTACTTCATCCTCGCCTGAATCCCAGGAAGCTTGTTTCTTAGAGCATTTGTCACGGTCATCTGGTCAAAGATAAAGCCACCGCCACTGTCATCTGCCGGCTCTGATTCATAGAGAATCTTATCGGCAAACTTTAGCTCGATGGCTTTATGGGCACTCATCCAGGTTTCTCCGTCCATCATGTGTGAGATTTTCGCTCTGGAAAGTCCTGACTTTGTTTGATAGGCATTTATAATGCTCTCCTTCACTTCACTCAGTAGGTTAATCCCTACCTGCAGATCTGCCACCTCACCAGCAATCAGCATAGCTGGGTTATGAATCATGATCACTGACAGCGGAGAAACACACACCTCATCCCCTGCCATAGCGATAACTGATGCCGCACTGGCTGCTAGGCCATCCACATGAACACTCACTTTTCCTGGATACTCCTTAAGCATGTTGTAAATCTGAGCTGCTGCAAAGGTGTCTCCGCCTGGTGAGTGTATCTTTACAACAACATCATCTGTTTCTGGACCGCTGTCATAGAGTTCCGTTTTAAACTGTTTAGGGGTGATATCATCATCAAACCAAGATGACTCTGCAATATAACCTTCAAGGTGCAAGGTTCTTGACTTCGTCTCCTCGGCTTCATTCACCACCCATCTCCAAAATTTATCCATTTAATCGACCTCCTTTCGGGCATAAAAAATGCACCTCCCAATCCTGAGAAATGCTGTTAATACTTCGAATTTAATTTTTAAGTTGTCCACAGAAATAACCCAAATTATACACTTATCCTCATGATGACTCTTCACCACCTTCATCCAGGGCTTTCTTTGCATAGGCCCCTGCCATTTTAAGCGGCAGCATATTACCATTTGTCAGATATAAATCTCCACCGTCTTCTTCAGAAATCAGATCCATGTTCTCCATCTTTCTCACATCATTGACTGAGAAAAAACCGTTCTGAATACCAATAGCATACCCATCCATTCTGGATTTGTAGTCCCCTCGCATCAGTGCTGATGCATTAAAGGATACAAAACACTTTCCTTTTTCGCTTTCAAGAAACAGCTTCTTATTCATGGCCTGCTCTAATCGAACTAGCCAAGGCCTGATGGTATGAACCACAAAGCTGATGGACTGATTCTCGATGTTACTGAATGAACTCTTGCTAAGGTCTGCTACCATATGCGGTGGCACTTGAAAGATTCTACAGATCTCTTCAATCTGAAACTTCCTTGTCTCTAAAAACTGAGCATCAGAGTTTGGCATACTGATAGCTTGATACTGAAGTCCATCTTCAAGTACCGCCACTTTATTGCTACTACTGCTACCTCCATAAGCGCTCTGCCAAGCATCTCTTACTTTCGTTGGGTCCTTAAGGGTTCCAGCAGTTGATAAAATTCCACTTGGCGTGGCGTTGTTGGCAAAGAATCTACCACCGTATTCTTCAGCGGCAATATTAAGTCCGATAGCATTTTTCGCTAGGGCAACCGGTGAGTAACCCATCACGCCATCAAATCCAAGACCAGGAACATGAAGTACATCCTCCGGACCTAGATAATATGTCACACCTTCTTTTCGGTAGGCGTAATAGAGATTTCCTTTACCATCTCTATCTACAGTCATCTTATCCGGAAGTAATGGATAGAGTGATACCACCTGACCTTTTCCGTTACGAATAATCTGGCAGTATGCGTTTCCCCAAAGAAGTATATGCGTCATCATCGTTTCACGCAGGGTAAAGGATGTCATCTCAGGATTCGGCTCATCATGAAGCAGCCTGTAAAGAGGATGCGTGTACATCTTTTCTTTCCCATCATCTTTATATCTGTAAGTATGAAGAGGGAGAGATGCCACTGTTTCTGCAATGATTCTTACGCAAGCAAAAACTGCTGTGGTCTGCATAGAGCTTCTTTCATTCACTATTTTTCCTGATATGCTTTGGCCCATATAAAAAGCGGGAGCACTGCTGACACTATCTGTCGGCTGTCCTCTCGCCTTGAATAACTGTTTAAAAAAGTTCGCCATCTATATTTTCACTCCCTTCTATCACAAAATAATCATGTCCCTTTCATCATAGATGGATCCATCACCACCTGTTGGGTTGACTGTTGCTCTGGCAAGACCCATAATAAGGGCCACAAGGCCATCAATTTTTTCTGATGATTTTTCTTTATCTACTTTGATATTTCCAGCCGGATCTGTCCTAACCACAATATTATCTGCCATCCACCTTAGGACCGGATGTCCACCATGAGAAATCTGCTTGCTTAATGTTAACCTCATAAGATCCTTTGTTGGCGGCGACATATCTTTAAATCCCTGACCAAAAGGAACAACGCTAAAGCCCATACCTTCTAGGTTTTGACTCATCTGCGTTGCACCCCAGCGGTCATAGATAATTTCTTTGATATTGTATTTTTCACCCAAGCGCTCGATGAACTTTTCAATAAATCCATAGTGAACTACATTTCCTTCTGTCAGATTAAGAAGCCCTTGATTATTCCAGATATCATAGGGTACTTTATCTTTTCTTACCCTCTGATGAAGGGTTTCTTCCGGTAACCAAAAGTAGGGAAGTACCTCAAACTTATCCCCTTCTTCTAGTGGTGGAAATACAAGAACAAAAGCAGTAATATCACAAGTAGATGATAAATCAAGGCCACCATAACATACCCGACCTTTTAATTCATCTGGGTCCACCGGATAATTACATAGGTCCCATTTATCCATCGGCATCCACTTGATTTCTTGTTTTAGCCACATGTTTAATCGTAGTTGTTTAAAGAGAGCTAAGTCTGCAGGGTCTTCTTTGACGCTATTATAATGTTCCCTGACTCTTTCTATAGTAATGGTATGGTCAAGACTTGGGTTGGCCTTATACCAGTTCTTTTCATCTTCAATATCTACATCATCCTCTAATCCATAGATGATGGATAAAAACGTTGGATCAATACGTCGTCCGCTTAAAATGTCTTTTGATGGAGCTTTTAAACAAGGTATTTTATTTAAGTCGCTTATATAAGTTATTTTATGAGCATCATTTTCACCAAGTATAAATTCTCTTGTTCCTCCGTTTGCAACTATAGCACTACTCTCATCCGTAAAATCTTCATTTAAATCAAGAGCTTTTTTTAGGATAGAAGTTTTTGATAGTTGAGGTGTTTGAATCCTTTTTACTTTATCTCTGTCTATTGTTTTATTGTCATATACAACTGTGTCTGTTACTTTTAAGTATGGAACAATACAGTCGCTTTGCCTTTTATTTGAAACTATTCTATTTAAGAAATCTTCACTAATACATGCTCTAGCTATATCGCTAACAAGAACAAATTCAGTATCAACTTTATTTAGAGCATTTTTTAATGACTCTCCTCTTGTTGCTCCCCCATTTATAATTGTATAAGATGTATAATTTTGCATAAATTCTTTTTCACTATCTGTACATGTAATGATTATTTTACTAAAAAGTTCAGTAGAATATAATTTATCAGCTACAAATTGCCATAATGGTTTATGCTCAATTCTTAACCATTGTTTTTTTACTCCCAGTTTAAAGCGACTAGAAC